CGTCAGCAATACTATCAAGATTTAAGAGGGTTCTAATATGATAGGCAAAAAGACCACGATGGAATTAAGGCGTAAGACTGAGACAGATGATGGGATGGGGGGCAAAATATTAACATGGACTGGCTTGCGTAATATCACAGGTGTATTATCTACTATCCGTGGGAATGAGCGTCTAAGTGCCGACAAATTAACGGTGATTGCGGATTACTATTGGTACATAGATTTTCCAATAGGTGAGACCATCACAGAAGAGGATATATTCCAATATGGCACGAGGGAATTTAAGATAATCTACATAAATGATATAGGAGCTAATCAGAATAAGCGATTAAAAATAACTTTGAAAGAGGAAACATAATGGCCGAAAAATTCAAGTGGTACGGTAAGGAAGTAAATGATGCAGTAGCAAAAAGGGTAATGGGTGCGATTAAAGTAGGTTGTTTTATGGTCGAAGGTGATGCCAAGCAATCTATGAAACCTGGGAGCGGAAGGGAATACAGAAAACGAGGAGGGAAAATACATAAAGCATCGGCACCAGGAGAACCACCAGCAGTCGACACTGGAAGGCTCAGGGCATCGATATCAAGTAATTGGACTGGCAGTGGGATGGCAAGAGGTAAAGTAGAACCACCAGCAGAAGCTGATGATGGGGTAGGACAACCTACGAAAGAATTAACTGGTGTTGTCGGCTCAAATGTGGAATATGCCAGGAGGTTGGAATTAGGTTTTGTAGGTGCTGACTCTTTAGGTAGGATTTATAACCAGTTACCAAGGCCATATTTAAGACCTGCATTGCATAAAAATGAAAAGAAGATAGCGAAATTATTTAAAGATATTGTGAAATAGGGGCAAGGCAAAATAAAAAAAGGAGCTAAAAATGGACAAGGACAAAGCAAAAAAGGCAGCCGAGCTTGCCGAAAAAGAGCTCAAACAAGAGGAAGAACAAAAACAAATAGACTTAATCAAAAAGGCAATTAAGCAGACACTGGAGGCAATCAAGACAAAAGAGAAAGAGCGGGCCAAGCTCAATAAAGAAATCAAAACTCTGAAGCAGGATATAGACAACATCAGAGCTGGTAGGCTCGATTTAATTGCCGAAAGACAAGAAAAAGATGATGAAGCAAAAAAGACTTCGATAATCGAAGTAGTAAAAGAAGTACACCACCACCATCACTATGACCGTTGGTACGAGCCGTATAAGATAATATGGAATGAACCGATAATAAATATACCAACTATTTGGACTACTACAAGCATGCCATGTGATTCTACACTTACGGTTACAGATGCTTCTGATTATACAGTAGTCAATTGCAGTATAGCCAAAGGTGCTTCTGCTGGGACATATAAATTAGATAGTGGAGACTGTGTAACTTTAACTTAAAAAATATTGCCTTGCTCTTACTAAAGGAGGTTATATGCAAGTATTATTCAAAAGTATATGGAATAAATATAACGGAAGTACAGGTCTAAAAACGACAATAGATGGAATGTATTTTACCGAAGCTCCACAGGGGCAGACATACCCTTATGGGGTATACCATTTAATTTCAAATGTGCCTTCGTGGACCTTCGATGCCGATATGGAAAATTATATCATACAATTTAATTTATTCGACGATGACAGCAGTTCAGAAGATGTCAATACAGCATTTACAGCCTTGACTGATTTATATGACTGGTGTGATGATTTGAATACGAGTGGATATTCGAATATATATATGAAGAGGGAGATTAGCAATTTAACACGGGAGAGCGATATTTGGAACTATTTTATCCAATATAGGGTTGAGATTCAGAAAGATTAAAAAAGGAGTTTACTATGGGAGATGAGACTAAAGTAGAAATCAAGAAAGAACCAGAGGAAGTAATTAAAGAGGAACCTAAAAAGGAAGAACCAAAAAAAGTATATAAGATGGAGCTTGTAAAGGGGTTAGATAATATCTTTATCTTAGGTAGAGGACAATCTTTAGGGTTCTGTCCTGTAAAGAAACCTGACAAGTCAGAGTTCTGGGGGTGTAATAATATATACAAGGCAAGAGAAGTTGATAGACTATTTATGATGCACGATATCTATATGACCCAATATAACAGGGAAACAAAGATTATCGAAGAGGCAAATGAAAAAGGGTTCCCCGTGTACACTTTAGGTAGATATGGGGAATTAAAAAATAATATCCAATACCCCATGGAGGAGGTTATTAAGGAATTTGGGATAGCCTATTTCTTAACTAACACCTCTTATATGCTGGCAATGGCCATAATGCAAAGGCCTAAAAATCTGTTCCTGTTCGGCATTGATATGGATTTTGGTACTGCAAGAGAATATATGCAAAATGAAAAAGGAAATATAGAATTCTGGCTAGGGATGGCAACGGGGAGAAAGATCCGATTCCATTTAAGCCAGGGGTCTGGTCTAATGCGGAGGAAAGGCAGAGAAAACTATTATGGGATGAAAGTAACAGTATCTAAAGAGACTAATATTATGAAAATTGAGCCAGAACAAAATTCTGTAGGGGAAGCTAAAAATGCTTTAAAGTATAAGATTGTAAAGGTTGCACATAATCTTTAAAGGAGGTTAAAGATGCAAAAGAGTATTGAATTTGTGAAAGGGCTTGACAAAATAATAATACTGGCACAGGGGCCGAGTTGGTACCAGTGTCCCGATTTAGTCCCTGGAAATGATAAAGTGGAAATATGGGGGTCTAATGTAATCTACCGGGACCATGCTGTAGACAGGCTATTCTTTGCCCACCCTATGAGGGGGCATTTCTTTAATGATGATATGAATCTATTTGAGAATCTAAACAAAATAGGTATGCCAGTCTATACTTCTGGGTTATATAAACCTTTAGTGAATAATGCCCAGATACCTGTCTTGGAAATATTAGAAGAATTCAAGGTGGGGTTTTTCTTAAATGTGATTGCCTGGATGATGGCCACAGCTATCCTGCAAGAACCTAAAACAATTGATATGTATGGGGTGGATATGCGACCAGATGCAGATTGTGAATATCTGATTAATGAAAAAGGTACTATGGAGTTCTGGTGTGGATTGGCCATGGGTAGAGGTATCCCGATTAAAAATACCAGAGAGAGTTATGTGATGAAGACAAAACAGGAAGGTAATTTCCCCGGATTTCGCCCCAAAGTTCCCCAAAAAGGATTAGCTTCTCTAATCCCAACAGAGGATAGGAATCCTTTTGCAATGAGGAATTATGCGATATTACCGGTAGGGGAAGAATTCTAAATAGAAAAGTAAATTAATAGGACAATGTTCTAAATAAAATAAGAAGGGGAGTGTTAGATTATGGCAGAGATCCATGGAAAAGGTGGAAGTGTTACTTCTACAGATGGAGATGATACTGTTAATAGTTGGACTTTAAGCTATGTTGGAGACGCAGTTGAGTGTACCAATTTCGACTCTACGGATGGTAGAGAATACATCGCGGGGCTAACTGGTTGGAGTGGTAGTTACGATTGCTTTTTCTCTACTGGGAATATCCTTGTACCAGGATCCAGTCAGAGTTTAGTTTTAACTATATCTACTGGCACGGGTGCTTATGCTTTTTCAGGTACAGCGATTATCACTGGAATGGATATAACTGCTCCAGTAGATGGTATAATTACCCAAAGTTATACTTTTCAAGGGACTAATGCATTAAGTGCTTCATAATAAAAAAAAGGAGAAGGTGATTTTATATGGCAGAGATTATAGGAGAAAATGGAGCTGTTTACTATAACGAAGAACTAACCAATACAGCTACTACGGGGACACTTTTCTTTAGCACTGGTAAAACTATAACATCATCTACGGCCAGTGGTACAACTGGTCCATTTATAAACTTTGAATCAACGGGTTATCATGTCGGGATGCTGGTCACAGTATCAGGGTGTACTAATCCTGTTGGTTCTACGGATTCGACGACAGGGAACAACAGGATATATACTATAACAGGGGTAAGTACTGACACACTAACCGTTAGTGAAGCAATAGCAGTAACATCAACCGGAGAGGCTGGAGCAGTAAAATTCCTTGAAGCCGACCCTGGTATCCAGGTACTTGGGTGTTATAACTGGGCTTTGAGTTACACTGGAGATGCAGTTGAGGTTACCAGTTTTGATTCTACAAATGGTAGAGAATATATCCCCGGATTAACTAGTTGGACAGCTACGGCAGATAAGTATTTCTTGACAACGGGGAATGAAGTGGAAGACTGGGTTGGAGCAACTTGCGAAGTTAGACTATTCACTAAATATGTAGCCACCCCTTCTTCTACAGATTTTTCCCAGTATTGGAAAGGTGATACTGTGGTTACTGGGATAGACGAAACGACCCCTGTAGATGCATTAGTTACCCAGAGTATCAGCTTCCAAGGTGACAGAGCTTTGACACTTAAAACTCAAACAGATCTTTGGAGTTGCGGGATTAGCGCTTAAAATACAGCTTAAATATTGAGAGATGATAA